ATGTTTAACTCCTTTTTCATCCCGATCATATTAAACACAAAGATCAGTTTTAACTTACCTAGCTTCTCGGCTTTGGTTAGATCACCATTGCAAAGGTTATAGATCATTTGTTCCCAGGACCATTTAGAGGCTTTCTTTTCAGCCTCAATATCATCGAGCTCCTCCTTAGTTAGTTTAGCTTTTTCCTCTTCACTAATCTCAGTATCATCCACATCGCCAAAGAGATTGCGATAGGTTTCGTAAAAGTGTTTTCTAAATTTTATGAACTCATTAATAATGCCATAGATGTAGGTAATGGGAAGGTCCAGAAATTGCTCCGCTCGATTGCTCAGGTCAAAATCATAGGGCTCCATGATCTCCTCATCCCATTCATTGAGGCGTACTTTCCTGTACATGATTGCACATATCTTATCGAGGTTATCGATATAGTCGCTAGTGAATAAATGTTCTAAATCTATCCATTCATACAGCTCTAATTTTCCAAAGGGCTTGAGCTTCATTCCTAGCACCTCATCCTGGTATCTATTGGGTGGCTGATTGCTGTACCAATTTACCTCTTTTATTAAGGCATTGAGCTCATCAATTTCAAGCTCCTCAATGACCTCAATATTAACATCGGCTAAAATAGAAAGGGCCTCACTATTGTAGTGATAGGCCCCTTGCGTTTTATCTATTTTACCAATCTCAATGAACTGCTCAAGCGTTACTTCGCTCCAGCTCTGGGGTAGCTTCAGCATTCTTAAATTGTTGGTTTACTTTATTAGCTATGTACATCACATATGGGATAGAAATATCAGCAGTCATTTTACAAATGAATTTAGCTTTGTGTTTTATATGTGCCTCGGCGTAGTGTTCAGCAGGTGTAAGGTCCTCCCTCTTAAACATTACTGCCATCATTTGGCTAATGTAGTTTTTTGGCTTCTCAATGGCCAGCTTCTCGATGTGCTTAGTATCACGAACTGTTAGCTTCATTTGGGCCGTATAGGTGTAGCCATCTATCTCGATAGTATCAATGGTGGGGTAGTCAATGTTTTTATCTAAGCTGTTGAAGGCCTTTACCATCTCGATAAAATCACTAATGTCTACATCCCAGAAATCCTTTTCAGGGATACCTAGATATTCAAATATTTTGAGGTGCTTATCCACGGCATCCAGGTCCTTATTATTATTGATCTCTGTGATCATTTCAAACTGCTCAATGGTGAGCTCTTTCATTTGGTTTGGGATCTCTTTCCCTAAAATTGTTATCATAATTTTTTTTTAACAAATATAAGAAAATTCTAATATAGGTAAATGGCAGAAAAAAATATCCCTACTTATAAGATCACAATAGACCCAGCCTATGCTGAGAATGGTGAGGATCTAGGAATTGAACAGATAGCATTCACGGCAAACCCTGCCATTAAGGTAAAAGGGATGGCCTTCTCAAGTGAAGCTAAGCCAATGTTTTTTTCAGATGAACTTAAATACCGCATCACGGCCCCTGCATTAATACCGATGGATATCTATCGTTATGATGATGACGCCAAACAGGAGTATTTTGTGCAGTTTACCAAAGAGGAAATCGAGAACATCCACGGCAAATTCATGAGGGATATGGTCAATCGAGACCTATTTAACCTAGAGCATGATACTGAGAAAACAGTACCAGCCTATGTACTTGAGGCATGGATAGTTGAGAACCCGAAAAAGGATAAAGCATACAGCTCTTTTGGTATCGAGGTGCCAGAAGGTACATTGATGGTAACGGCACAGGTAACGGATAAGGAATATTATGCAGAGCTAGTAAGTGAGGAGCAGATAGGCTTCTCAATTGAAGGTTATCTAGGCATGAAGCTAAGCGAGCAAACCAATAAAACAAAAATAAATATGAACAAGTTACCCGATGGCGAGCACCTAATCGAGGGTAAAATCTACGTCGTAAAAGACGGAGAGGTTATCGAGATTAAGGAAGTCGAAAAAGTAGAAGCCTCTGAGGAGGTAGCTCTTGAGGATACGGTAGTGGAAGAGGAAACCACAGTTGAAACAACTGAAGAGGAAACCATGGCCGTAGATCCTGAGCTAGATGCTGAGGCAGTTTTAGCAATTGTTAAGCCAGCTATTGAAGAGCAGGTAAATGCATTAGTAGCTATGATTGCTGATCTTCAAAATCAATTGGATCAAGCTCTAACTCCAGAGATGGAAGAGGAGGAAGTGGAGATGGCTGAGGCTGTAGCGTTAAGCGTACAGCAAAGATTTAGTAACGTAAATAAATTTATAAACAAATAACAAAATGAGAAAGTTAAAATTCGATTTGAATATCGACCCTACAGCCTTATTGGCTGCTAACCCTGAGGCATTCTATTCTAAGGCATATTTGTCTGAGGATACTGCTGATAACTACCGTGCCCTTCCAGGTGTAAAGTACAAAACTAAATTAGCCTCTGTTACTTTTGGTAACATCCTTCAGGCTTCTAGCTGTGCCTTTACAGCTCCAACTGATGACCTAGATGCGAAAGAAATTGACGTATGCGCTCTTTCTGCTATGGCTCAAATCTGCCAGTTTGACCTTGAGCAATCTTTCTTGTCTCTTCAGATGAGCAAAGGATCAAATGGTGATTTCTCTGTAGCTTCTTTCATGAGCTTCTACTGGTCAGAAATGGCAAACAAAATCAATGGAGATCTTGAGAGCATCCGTTGGCAAGGTGATACAGCTTCTTTGAACCCTACACTAGCATTGTGTGATGGTTACGAAAAATTATTAGGAGCTCCTGGTTCAGGTGTTATCAATGGAGGAACTGGTGCAATCGCTAACTTTACAGCTCTTGAGGCTGCATTGTCTGCTGCATTTGCTTTGTTACCTGCTACTATTGCAACTAGAACTGCTGATCTACGTTTATATATGCCTACTCAATTGGTTAACATCTACCGATTAGGAGTAGCATCTGGTAACACTCAAGCGTATATTACTCAGGATCTAGCGTTAACTTTCTTAGGTGTTAAAATCGTAGTTTGTCCAGGGATGTCTAACAACACTTTTGTATGGACTTTGAAAGACAACCTTATCTATGCTTTCGATGCTGAAGGAGATAGCTCTGATCTTCGTGCTGTTAACTTAGCTGATACAGTTGCTGAGCCTTATATCCGAACTCGTGCGAATATGAAGGTAGGCTTCAACTTCGTTAACCCTGCTGAGATTGTTTTCTATTCTTAATTAATAACCGAGCCCTCAGCAATGGGGGCTCTTTAATACTTTAAATCATGCCTTGTTTAGTTCTTGAAGACATAGTAAAATCATGCGACAATAACTCTGGTGGTATTTATGGTATCTGGATAAACCAACAGGATGAGATCGCTTCGATCACTCCTACAAACCCATCCGCAGGAGCTGGATGGTCAATCACAGGTATCACATTAGCTGGCGTTAACTTGTTTCAAAACTTCTACATTAGACGAAATACCTCCAACTTTACTGAGGAGAGTAACATCGACCTAGTGAATGGTAGCTCATTCGTTACCTCTACAATTAACCTAATGTTTCACCGAAGAGATGCTGCAAAATCTCGAGCCATTAAGATTCTAGGTGGTGGACAGCAGTACCTTACTGCCATCATTTTGGATGCCAATGGTATTTACTGGTACTTCCCTTACTTGCAAGTATCTGCAACAGGTGAAGGATCTGGTACATCTCGTGCGGATGGTTCTAAGTATTCCGTTACTTTGGTAGCTGAAAATGAATACCTAGCATATGAGGTGAATATGACCCCTGTACAATTGCAGGCAATCGGAGTACAATAATCAACTCCAAATATATCTAAAGGCCCTCAGCAATGGGGGCTTTTTTTTAACATTCCTTTAGGCATTCAATAATATAGGTATGATCTATCTAGAGCAGGGGGTGGTTAATCAAATCGTGCTTACCTTATCCGAGGTTACAACGGTTGCAAACCCGCATTATTTATTTGTTTTCACCAACGAGATGAACACAACTAGCACCCCGCAATTATTCACGGCATCTGATACAAGTGCCTATCCAGAAAGATACAATTTATTTAGCCTCAATGAGCCTACAGATATCTCATTGATCCAGGGCCAATTTACATACCAGGTATATGAGAGTAATGTACCTTTTGTTTTACCCTTATCCATAGCGCAAACTACAGGCGTAGTCATTGAGGAGGGCAGAATGGTAGTAAGTGGTCCAGCAGGCAACTCAATATACGATTAATATGGCATGGTATAACGACATCTTTAAAAGCAAATCAAAAGGACCCGAAGTAGTCGAAGGGTATCAATCATTTTCTACTCCATTTCTTCCAGTAGGCCGTGGCAATTTAACCCTACCCTATGTGAATGGTAGGTATGATACCAATAAGGAGGTAAGATTTGGTACGGATGGATTATATCCAGAGCTATTAAATCAAATGTATTACAGCTCCCCGTTGCATGGTGCCATTGTGGATTACAAAACCAATGCAGTTATTGGTGGGGGCTTTGCATTGAACACCGATAAAATGACAGCTCAGGAAAAATTAGAGCTCTATACATTTGAGAAAAAAATCAATCTAAAACACATAGTAAAGGCTACGACAAAACAGCTAATACTTCACAATCGTATATACTTTAAATTATGTTTTGACAAAAAACGTAAGCTAACCAGGATCGAAAACATCAGCCCGGAGAAAGTAAGGGTATCTAGAGATAGAAAAACATACTACATCTGTGATGACTGGAGTACAAGGATAGATATTAGAGAGATTAAACCCTACCACATTACATGCAATGATGAGTATCAGCTCTATTGCTATGAGATAAAATCAATGGGGCAGGATTACTATCCGCTCCCTACATATACAAGTGCCCTTAATTTTGCGTTTCTCTCTGGCGATCTTTCCTATTTCGCAAAGAGTAACATTCAAAACAGCGTTTTTCCTTCATTTGCCATGATGTTCCCGAAGCGACCACAGTCAGAAGAGGAGAAGCACATGATAAAGGAAACCATCGACAGGCTTAAGGGTGCAGCCAATGCTGGTAAGGCCGTGGCTTTCTTTGCCAATAGCCAGGACCAGCTTCCTAAGATAGAGGCCCTTCCAAATAACAACAATGACAAGCTATTTCTTGAGGCCTCTCAATTGAATACTGAGCAAATCTGTTTTGCTCATACCATTGACCCTATTCTCATGGGTATCCGTACGGCAGGAGCTCTGGGTAATGGTTCCGATATTAAGCAGGCATACATTATATTCGAGAAAAACGTGGTAATGGAGCTCCGCAATCAGATTACAACAATATTTAACGAGCTGATAACTATTGCTAGGATACCTGCTGAATTTACGATCAATAACTTCCAGATCATTAATGAGACAATCGTGGAGTTGGAGGAGGATACAAGCAAAACCAATGACGCACTCAATTCACTCAGCCCATTGGTAGCTACAAAGGTTCTTGAGACCATGACCATTAACGAGATACGAGCTCTGGCATCCTTACCGCCAATAGAGGGAGGAGATGTAACACAAGGTGCAGCAGCATCACAACCCATTGTATAATGTTATATTTTATTACCGAAAATTACCTTAAAACAAATACCCCGATAACTGCTAATGTGGATGTAACAGATGTAACTCCATACATTGCAACTCAATCGGCATTGAGAATACAGCCTATCCTGGGAACTGTATTCTATAATCATCTATTGACAGCCTACAATGCTCAGACCTTAACCAATGATGAAATTGATTTGGTAGAATTTATACAGCCAGTCATTGCATGGAGGTCCGCAGAGGATGCCGTATTTGGATTGACCTACCAATTAAAAAATAAAGGCCTACAAACTCAGAACGGTGATTACTCAGCTAGTGTATCCCGTAGTGAGGTAGCCTTTGGCATGGAGCATTATGCTCAGAAGGCTAGTTTTTTTGAGCAACGTCTTATCAGATGGCTTCTGGCTAACAAGGCACTATTCCCGATCTTTACATCTGCTGCGAATACTGATACAGACCTACGGCCAATGTTCAATCATTGCTCATGCATCAACGAATGGACCACAACCTGCACAGGATTATGTGGTAACTTCCGAGAGAATGGCTACAATAACAGCATCTTAATTCTGTGAGGGCACAGCTCAGCATATTATTACAATCAATACAGCTCCATTGGGCAGCACTAATAGGTACTATTATGACATTTTTCATGCCTATATGGGGGCTATTATTTTTAATTGGTTTTGCTATTTCATTAGATACCATCACAGGCATCTGGAAGAGTAGAAAAAACAAGGTGCCATTCAGTAGTAGATTATTTTCATCGATTGCTAGTAAGATGGCACTCTATGAGATAACTGTTATTTTATTTTATCTCATTGATTATTTCATCCTAAATGCTATTATTATTAAATTTTTTTCAATAGATTTACTCCTTACTAAAATAGTGGCATTGATCCTGGTATCCATTGAGGTGATCAGCATCAATGAAAACTATAAGGCAGTGAGAGGCCTAGATCTATGGGATAGTGCTAAGAGGCTATTCAATAGAGTGAAGGAGATTAAGAATAATACAGATGAGATATGTACACAAGAGAACAGATCAGAGCAATCGTAATTGAGAAAGGATATAAATGGTTTGAGGATACGGCTAATAAGGGGTATGATGTCAATATAGTAGGCATCCGCAACAATGCTCCATCCATAGCTGATAAGGTTACGAATGTATTTGATGATTATATTACCATAACCTATAAAGATAGCCTAGGTAACTGGAATTTCTTTTGTTGGAATGCCACAACAGATCCAGGCAAAAAAGGTGTACAACAGTTTCATAATGCAAAAGGGGTGGCTCGATTGGTCCCAGGTCAATACAGAGCAACGTGGAAAATCGATAAACACCAGGGCAAATATGATGCATTATGCCAGAGGCTCGGAGAGGTTACTGTATGGAGGGATGGCAATAAGGATTTAAAATTTGATGAGGTGAGAAAAGATACCGGCATATTTGGTATAAACATCCACAAAGCAGGTACTGACAGCACATGGGTTGAGAACTGGAGCGAAGGGTGCCAGGTGTTCAAGAGGGTTAAGGACTTTGAAACCTTCATGTTCATCTGCAAGAAAGCTGCTAAGATTCACGGCAATTGCTTCAGTTATACTTTACTCGAGATATGAGATACCTGATACCTTTAATACTATTGATATCCTGCTCAGCTCCTAAACGGGCCCAGTACCATTACAAAAGAGCCCTGGCTAATGGGCTTAAAATTGAGCAAAGTAGTGATACTATCCAGGTGCTGAAGGTGGATAGCTTCCCTGTTATTCAGAATGATACGATTGTTTGGGAGAAATATATCGCATATCGCGATACGGTAATACAGACCCGTACCGTTACGATCCCCAAAACCCGTTGGCAGACCAGGATAGAGTATCGTGAGAGGGTAAAGACATTGAAAATTAAAGGTGATACAGAGGTCAAGGTGATAAGAGAGCAGGCAAAAATAGCTAAGGCAACTAAGGAGGTAAAGTACCGGACCAGATGGTGGCCATTTGTTGTCGGTTTAATTATAGGTTTAATAATACCGTACCTATTGCAGGGAGGCCTACTAGATAGGCTGGCCCTTTGGAGAAAAATATGATAAGAAAACGTTTATTTTACGACATTGAGACATCATTCAATGTTGGGGTATTCTGGAGAACAGGCTACAATATAAATATAAATCCTCAGGATATCATACATGAGAGGGCAATCATTTGTATATGCTATAAGTGGGAAGGTGAGGAGGAGATTCATAGCCTAACATGGTCAAAGAACCAAAGCGATAAGGCCATGCTCAAAGAATTTACCAAACTATTGGCACAAGCTGATGAGATTGTGGCCCACAATGGCGATAGGTTCGACCTCAAATGGATACGCACAAGAGCCTTAATACATGGCATTGATGTTATGCCTCATCCTAAAACAATAGATACCCTTAAATTGGCTAAAAAGTACTTTAATTTCAATTCAAATAAGCTAGATTATATTGCTAAGTTTCTCAATGTAGGTGCTAAGATAGAAACTGGAGGGCTTGACCTGTGGAAAGATATAGTTTTCCGGAAAGATCAGCAGGCCCTGGATAAGATGGTGGCATATTGCAAGATGGATGTTGAGGTATTAGAGAAGG